ATTAGTTAAAAAGGCATTAAAAATGAATGTCGTTGTTACAGGAAAGCTCTTTTATAAATCTATTGATGTTTACCCTTATAAAGTTGAAGTAGAAGAATTAGAAATAAACCCGCCACACGATGAGCTGCCTACTCTCCGCAGTTTATTTGGAAGCGCACCACAGGCCACTGGACCAATGACAACCCAAGAATATATAAGGAAAATCCGTGAAGGTTGGTGATAAAGAGATAATTTATTGGGATTCTTGTATATTTTATGCTTTATTGAAGGAAGAAAAACATAGGGACGGAGAACTAGAAGCTATTCTAGACCTGGTGGATAGGATAGATCGAGAAGAAGTTATCTTAACCTGTTCTGTCTTAGTAATTGTTGAGGTATTAGAGGGAAAATTGCCTGGAAATGCAAAAAGAGCTTTTAGAGATATTTTTAAGCGAAAAAATGTAATTCAGATAGAAACAACGTCAAAAATTGCGCAAATTGCTCATGATATTAGAGATTATTATAGGAATAATCCGATATATTCCGGTAATGGAATACCGTTAATGCCGAGCGTTCCAGATTCTATACATCTTGCATCTGCTATTTTCTCAAAGGCAAGTCCTTTTTATACTTTAGATGACAAAAACAAAAACAATAAAAACGAAGTATCATTAACTAAATTAAGCGGGAATGTTGCTGGTCAGCATTCTATAAAAATTACAAGACCGATACCGCCATTACAAAGAAAGTTGGAATTGATAAGTTAAGTGTGTTAACTCCCGTTTTTCCGGCAACCGATAATATATCTACAGCCTCTTATCTACTTACTTTTTACCTCACCACCCCTCCCCAGAACCTCTCTGAATATGTGACATCATTCTAGAGAGGAGGCTGACGGCCAATCTTTACACTCCTGGATAAAAATCCTCGTCTAATATCTGCTCGATAGTCCAAGGACACTCAGTAGGGAAATCGGTTTTATCTAAATCCGTGCATCGCGCCCAATCAATCCGATTGCAGCACGAGGCGCTCCAGGGCAATAAGGACTTCCTTATCTGTGAGTTTACACTCGGATTCTTTATTTAAGAAAATTCTGATTCTGGAGATAACCTCCTCAGAGAGAATGGCGTTAATCAGGCTTTCCTGGGTTAATGAGCTGACTTTTACCCAAAGCTGCTCTAGCAGGCCTTTTCTTTTTATGCCGTAGCGGGAAATCAGATAAAGGCAATGGATTGTTTCATCATCCAGGCCATTTCTGATATCTACGTTAAAAACCAGGCGTGCCTCTATCTTGCTGTCACAAGTGGTGATTCGGTAGAGCTGCCAGGAGATAACGTTAGTTAGGATAGCCCACTTTATCCCTGAGTGTGCCCCATAAGCGGTGGCTTGAAATATTTGCCTATCATTGAGCCTTGAATTAATACGTTTGGCTTCAATCACGATGACATCTTCCTCTTTAACTGAGAGGACGTAATCTGCTTTTTTACCCTTTATCGATTCTTCGTTTTTTATTTCCTCCATTCCGTATCCTAGAACATCTTGCAGAAGGCGATCTAGAATCATTCGAGTACCGCTTTCATTCTGGTTTTTTTCCAGGGCATGATTAATATGAGGTAGATAAGTTTGTAATCCCTTTCTAATGAGATCTTTTTGCTCATTGATTATCTCTTGTCGGGATCGGCGCGTCGGCTTCTCCTGGGGTTCTATTTCGCCTTCTTCTGGATTTTCTACTTTTACCTTGACGCCAAAATGCTCGGCCAGGGATCTCAAGCCACCCGCAAATCCCTGACCCATTGCCCGGAACTTCCATCCTTGATGATGCCGATAGATTTCTCCCAGCATTAGCGCCGTTTCACCCTGAATATCAGCAGTTGAGTCGTATTGGATTAGCGGACTGTTATGGGATGAGGTGCGGTTTATTAGCTTGATACTGAGAGCTTCTAGAATATCCTTTAGACTTTGATGGTGGTGTTCCCAACCATGAATAGTCAGGCAACAAACTAGTTTTTGTATCTCATCAGGGACCTTTTTTAAGTGAATGATAAATCCTTCTGTATTATGCTCGCTTCCTTCGCTGCGAATATGAACAACGGATTTATCTTCATCAATTCCATTGTTGTAGAAGATTAAGTCTTGCTCTTGTCTTACTTTTCCATTAGTGCCGATAAGAAAAATGCTCGCATCAATGTCCGCTTCTATTGAAACGCTAGCTTTTATTTTCCAATAGATTTGGATATAAATGCTTTCTAATTCGTTAAAATCTTGGGATATCCATAAGTTTTCACCCTTTATTATCGAAGCAGACACACGCGATCTCCTGTATTTTGGTTCTATGCGGGAGTTAGTCGGCTTAGAGCTTTTAATCTTGAGTGGTTTGAGGGTTTTTCTAACCCACATCCTTCTGAGCGTACTGAATATCGAAACCTCTTCTATTGAGGTTCTCTTCTGAGTTGTATTAACAATTCATGATCAAGCTCTCTGAGGGCACCTAAAGTGACGCGAGGATTTTGTCCAGCATAGCCAGACCAGCCCTTAATCACGCGCTGTCCTCTTATAATCCCTATAAAAGCGATGCCGACAAGATCACCCGCTTCAGCAGATTCGAGAAGCGTTCTCAAGATATTAACTGTCCCCGTTGAGACATGGTTACTTTGTGGGGCCATGGTCATTCTCGAATCTTTTTTTAATCTCATCTTCAGACAAATCCTCTAGTGATTCGCCTGGGCCCAAAATAATCCCGCTATCTTTCCTTCGGTCAACCCCGCTTCTGCGTTCAAAATCCACTTCTTGTACGTTCTGTCGCCGATCACCGCTCTGTCTGCGATCTTCTTTTGGCCCTTCAGGGATAGGGGTCTTTTCGGCTTCCTCAAGGGTAAGTTTGATTTTGCGGCGAGATTTTTGCTTTTCTTTAGCCGTCTGTTCATGTTGCGTAGGATAGTTTACGCTTTGCTCGCCAAGCAATACCAAGATGGCTTGGACTTTTTCTTTCTGTGCCTCCGCGATTATTTGGATAGCTTTAGCTTTATCTGGCGATTCAGCAGCAATTTCCTGAGTAATTTGGAGAATGCGGTCGCGTAATCCCTCCCTCTTTTCTGAGCGAGCGAGCTTGCCGCCAATAAGAAGCTGCTCAACGGTTATCCCAAAGGCTCTAGCAAGACTAGATAAATAACGAGGCTGGCTAACGGTCCCGTCTTCAAGCTGTTGAATATTCTGAGGTTTTACTCTTCCGCCTACGCGTCTAGCTAGCTCAGACTGGCTCCAGCCTTGCTCTTCCCGTAATCGCCTTACTATTTCACCGATATTTTCCATAGTTACAACATATTTTGTAGCTAATAGCTTCAAATTAGTTTGTTGACTTATTGCAAATAAATTTGTAATCATATGCGTATGAGTAAAGAAGCATTAGAAGAAGCAATAGAAATTCTTGGTGGGCAGAGCGCTTTTGCTCGCGCTATCGGCGTGAAACAAGGGCATGTTTATTACTGGGTCAATAAAAAAGGATGCATTCCTGCTGAGTACGCGATACCTGCCGAGATTGCCACCAAGACTAGAGTGACTAGAAATAAACTTAGACCCGATCTCTGGCCCACCGACTACCGACCCCCATGGCCCGCTGCAAACACTGCCTCCACGCCAAGCGCTGGTTAGTCCATGGCGGCATTTCAGTTGAGTGTCTAGCCAGTGGTGAGCGGGGCTACGGCTGGCATAACGAGCGGGAGTGTGAAGCGTTTGAGCAGAAGCCATTGAAAGATCCTCATCTTGACTACGTAGGCACCAATGTACGACGAGGATGATGAAATTGCCCGCAATACTGAAGCGCTTATTCGAGGGCAGATTTCAAAAAAGGGGCAAAAAGAAATTGCTGCAAGAACGCCTTTCTCGGAGACGAAAGTATGCAGGATAAACTCAGGGGAAGCTGCGGTGAGGATTGGTGAAATGGGGCCCTTTCTTGATTCTATGGACCTGAAATTGGTGCATAAAAGCGCCATCGTTATTCCGCCTGAAGAATATGAAGCGCTCAAACTGTTTGCTAGAAAAGGGCTGGAATAGGCGTGAGAGATTTCATGGAAAAAGATAAACACCCTTCAGGCAATGAACTCATCGATGAGGCACTTCAAGCGGAGCTTACGTGCGGTGAGACGGTATTTCTAGGCGTTATCGCTGCGACTTGGGCACTGATTGTGATTGGGATTTTTAGGCTGATTTTTTGAGGGGGAAACATGATTTTGTCACGAAATATGGGGATTGGCTGCGCCCACAGATTACCTAAGTTGGATCGGCGCAGAGACTACGTCAAAGACCGCACCGCAACGCTGATTTTTCTGGCGCTGATGCTGGCCTGCTGCCTGTTTTGGATGGGCGTTTTTAGACTGATTTTTTAAGAAAAAAATGGCAGAACACAAATTTTATAAAGGACAAACCGATCTCTAAAGAGAGAAAAACAATGATTAAAGATTTTAAGGAGGACGCGCAATGAGCTTGGACGCGACGCGTTGGGCATGGAAACAGCAAGGGCTGAGCATGGCACAAAAGCTTATCTTGCTCTCACTTGCAGATAGGGCAGGCGCAGACAATACCGCGTTCCCATCTTATGAAACGCTGACGAATGATACGGGCGCCAACAGAAAAACGATCTGCAAAGCTATTAACGAGCTAAAGGCACTTCGATTAATTGCTGATACTGGAGAAAGAAAAGGGCCTACAAAAAGCGTGATCGTGTGGCAGCTTGTTGGTGTTCCTGATCGACATGAAGCAGTCCCGAAAACGGAACAGTTCCAAAATAGGAGCAGTCCCAAAAACGGTACTGATAGCAGTCCCGAAAACGGTACACAGAACCTATCAGTAGAACCTACCAGATCCTGTTCCTCCTACGCGCACGCGCGCGAGGAAAATCCCTTAATGTCTCCAGAAGAGACATTTACAACTCATCAAAGCGATACAAATCCTAAAACCCCTCACGACTGGGCACAGTATTTCATTCAACGCTGCGGCTATCGGCTAGATCAGGCCATCACCCCTAAGAGCATGGCAATGTTCAGGCAATGGCTCGCTGATGGCGTAACGCCTGAGGACATTGAGGATGCAGCGATGGTAGCTGAGGCAAAGTTAGGGGCCATCCCAGCCAATCCAACTTACTACCGAGGCTTTGTGGCGGAGGTGGTACTTGAAAAGCAACGGGCAAAAGAAAACCCGGCTGCTAGGTGGAATAGCAAACCGGGCTCTATATCGAAAAACAATAACCAACGAGAAAATTATGAAACAAATAAGCGATTTGGTCAACGCAAACTTAGCGTTGCAGAGCGAGCCACAGAGCAGGTTAGAGAATTGGAACGCCTCTATGGATATGGTGCAAGCCAAAACTTTATCGACATCACAGACCAATGTTTCCGAGTTAACTGATCTTACCATTGTAAGACTTTGGCAAAAAATGACGCAAATGTACGGACATCGTTGGGCATCGGCCTACGGTGAGGCGATGGAGAACGGGAAGCTCACTGAAAGCGCTGAGATGTGGCAAAAGGGCCTGAAAGGATTGGACGGAAAGCTAATCGCCCATGGGCTAGAGAAATGCCTTGAGAGCGGCGAAGACTGGCCACCTTCACTACCCAAGTTTCGTGCCATGTGCTTAGGGTCAAGCGAGGAGCAGAGGGAGAACGCGGCCATGTACCGCCCTCCAGAATGCCTAGCGCTCCCAAAACCTAGGCCAAGACGTGATCATGCTAGGCCCTATTTGCAAGCACTGAGGCAAGCACTTGAAGGCGATTCCTTCTAGCCATGATGGATACCCGCGCCGCACACGCTAGCGAGAAAACCTGTCTCGAGTGCAAAGAGACAAAGCCATTGGCTTTTTTTTACCTCAAACCCGAGACAGATGGCGATTATCTGAATATCTGTGTGGTGTGTGTTGAGGGCTATAGGGCGCTCAAAAAGCGCCCAAGAAAGGTAAGGAAGAAAGGCAATCAGTCGCGGCTATTGCCTAGGAAGATGGACGAGAAATGCTTTCCAGACTATCTCATGGCAGTTCTCGATGTCCAGACAAAATCAGCGCAGGAGAAAGCATTGGCAGAGATGCCCGAGGAGTTTAGAGACTTGACGGATAAATGGCTCACGTTTTTAGGCAGGAAACATGACTTTAAAAATCAAAATCGAAGACGAAAGGCTGCTTCAACCTGAATATCAGCTCGGCTATGCCACCCCAGGTGCCGCTGCCATTGATTTACGGGCGTGCATCCATAAGCCCGTGCATCTTTATCCGCAGCAGATGTATGTGATCACCGCAGGCTTTAGCGTTGAGCTTGCGCAGCACTGGTGCATGTACATCTATCCTCGTTCCGGGCTTGGGATATTGCGCGGCATCGTGCTGGCTAATCAGGTGGGGATAATCGACTCAGATTATCGTGGCTCGGTGAAAGTAGGATTGATTAACCGCAATCAGGAGGGCGAGGCGTTTCTGATTCGGCCGATGGATCGGATCGCCCAGGCGGTGATCGCGCCTATCTTGCGGCCCGAGATTGTGTGTGTCAACGCCCTGTCGGTGACGGCGAGAGGACATGCGGGCTTTGGTAGTACGGGGGTTGCGTGATGTTAGGTCGTAAAGATGATGCCGATAAGCCTCGATGGGATCTATTGCCATGGAAGGCAGTAGCAAAAGTTGTTGATGTCCTAACCTACGGCGCTAAGGAATACGGTGAAGATAACTGGAAGTATGTCGAGCATTACAAATCCCGTTATTTCGCAGCGGCGCAACGACATCTAACAGCATGGTGGGAAGGGGAGCTGGCTGACCCAAAAACAGGCTATAGCCATCTTGCCCATGCGATTTGTTGTTTGCTTTTTTTGTTGTGGTTTGAAGATAACTAAAGTTCATGCGGGCGCTGTGGTCAATCTCTTTTATGACACAGGCCAAAGAAGCCAGCGCCCGCACCCAATTAAGGAAAAAAGATGCGATTAGCCGCACGTGTTGATAGTAATCAGAAAGTCATTGTCGAGGCGCTGAGAAAATGTGGCGCCAGTGTGAGGTCTCTTGCCCAGATTGGCGATGATTTCCCAGATGTGATCGTAGGGTTTAGGAATTTGAATTTTTTGCTCGAGATTAAGGATGGGAGCAAACCCCCATCAAGGAGAAAGTTAAGGCCCGGCCAGCGTGTTTTTCATGCCACTTGGCAGGGGCAGATAGCGGTAGTTACCAGTGTTGATGAAGCGCTGGAAACTGTCGGATTAAAAACAAACTAAGGAGTTTTTAAGGAGTTTTTGAAGTGGATACTGTGAATTGGTTTTTGAATCACGCGGATGACATTTCTCTTGCGGTGACAGCCACGATATCAGCGGCATCAACCATTGCCGCACTCACCCCAACCCCGAAAGATGATAACGCCATTAAATACGTGCGCAACATTGTGAATATGCTTGCGCTCAATGTGCGGCATGCCAATCCAAATAAAAAAACTGTCTTAACAATAAGCGAGAACCAGGAGAATAGCCAAGGTGAGAAATAAAGTAGAAATGCAGGATACCCTGAGAGACGAGCTCACAACGTTTGTGATGGGGTTGGACAGTCGGGACATTGCTTTTTTTATAGGCGGTGTGATGTTGGCTTTGTTTATTGTTTTGGTGGTGTAAATGTCGCAGATTAATACCGCAGATTTCATTCGCACTATTACTGGCTTAAGCCCGGTCCTTCAGATTGTGGGGCCCGCGCTTATTGAGCTGGTGCAGGAAGGAGAAAAATTATTAGAGGTACGCAAGCAAGTGGGCAAGGAAAACGAGACACTCAAAGTGGCGGTGCTTAAAAACGAGCACGACTTAAAGGATTTGCCGATGATTAAGATCATCGAAATAGGGGGCAAGGAATGAGATATTTACTCAAATATCCGCTCACTGCTTGGTTTGTCGTATCGTTTTCGTTGGTCACGCTCTACAGCGGCTGTACTACGAAGCTTGTTTCTAATGGGCCGCCATTACCGCAGAAAGTGACTCGATGTGAATGGGACACAAAAGCCGGCACTTTTAACGGTGATGCCGCATGCGAAAAATTCTTAAGGGACTATGTCAGTTCGAGGGTCGGCAAATGATTAGTCTGCGCTACTTCACGCTCTCTGAATTCGATCAACGTTACGCACCGGGAAGCGGGAATCTGATGGATGAGAAATTCCTGCTAGCACTGGATGAGCTTCGCGCTCGTTGTGGATTCCCGCTCATTGTGAGTAGTGGTTATCGCAGCCCAGCGTATAACGCCACTATCTCAAACACGGGTGAGCATGGCCCACACACCACCGGAAAAGCAGCTGACATTAAGGTGTATGGTGACAGAGCCTATGCGCTCGTCAGCCATGCATCGGCACTAGGAATGACAGGCATAGGGATATCACAGAGAGGAGAGAGAGGATCGCGATTTATTCACCTAGATATGCTGACAAAAGAAGAAGGATTCCCAAGGCCATGGGTTTGGTCTTATTGATTCTAACGGGTCCTCCTGAAGCCCTGGAGTACGGGTACTACGAGCCGCGGAAAAACGCTGTTTTTGAAAATTTCATTAGGACTTCCTTCCTTTGACGATAAATCAATTTTCCCTAAATAGGATGGAAGCCGCTTACCTATTGGGAGTAGACGAGAAAACAATCACGGCCTGGCAGAGGAGGACTATCGATCCTCTGCCGGTACAAAAAGCGGACAGAAGAGGGCAGCCAAACCAGTACGACCCTCGATTGCTGGTTGAATGGAAAATCCGTCAAGAGCTTGCAAAGGTCACGGGTACAGATAGTGGCGAAATACTGGACCTCGAGCAAGAACGCGCCAGGCTAGCGAAAGAGCAACGGATAGCACAAGAGCTAAAGAACGCGCAGATTAGGCGAGAGACGGCTCCCATTGAGATCATCTCATTTATGCTCTCCAAAATTGGAGCCCAGGTTAGCGCTATCCTCGATACCATACCAGGCAAAGTTAAACGCCGAGTACCCAAGCTTTCATCGGCTGAAATTGAAATCATCAAGCGGGAAATCGTCAAGGCGCAAAACGTAGCGGCCAAGGTGACTGTGAACGTCGATGATTATCAGCCTGACGCCTGAGCAGCGAGAGCGGATCAGCCAAGCCGCTCTCCAGGGCCTTAGAACGCTTGAAAAGCCAGAGCCCCTACGACTCTCCGAATGGGCCGATCAGCACTTCTATCTCTCTGCTGAATCCTCTTACGTAGAGGGCCGTTGGGAAACGCTACCTTACCAACGGTCCATCATGGATTGCATCAGTAATGATGATATCCGCGAGATCAGCCTCATAAAAAGCGCTCGGGTGGGCTATACCAAGCTCGTTCTCGCGGCCATTGGCTATTTCGCTGAACACAAGCACCGCAACCAGGCTGTCTGGCAGCCAGTGGATGACGATGCCGATGAGTTCGTCAAAACTGAACTCGACCCGATGCTACGGGATGTAGCGGTCGTCCAATTAGTCTTCCCTTCTTATAACCGCAAATCACGTGATAACACGCTAAGGCAGAAGATGTTTCTAGGCAGCGCTTTGCATGTGCGAGGCGGTAGAGCCGCTAAGAACTATCGCCGGATTTCGGTGGATGTAGTTTACCTGGATGAGCTGGACGGCTTCGATAGTGATGTGGAGCGCGAAGGCGATCCGGTGACATTGGCCTCAAAACGCGTGGAAGGTTCAACATTTCCCAAAGTTATTCTTGGCTCTACCCCCAAGATTAAAGGCGAGTCGCTCATTGATGCCCGAGTTGAGAATGCGGAGATATTCTTGCGCTTTTATATCCCCTGCCCTCATTGTGGCCATCGGCAGCATCTGAGGTGGGGAGGGAAGGATGAAGATTTTGGCTTTAAATGGGCGGATAACAAACCCGAGACGGCAGCGTACCTTTGCGAGGCATGCAGCGCCCTGTTTACCCAGGATGAGTACCTAGGGATCTGGCACCATGGCCGCTATCAGAGTGACGATGGGATTTACATTGACCCGGAGGGTCTGTTCCGCGATAGCCAAGATAACCTCCTGGATACCCCTTTATCGGTGGCTTTCCACGTCTGGACCGCCTATTCGCCGATGGCGAGTTGGACACAGATAGTCCGTGAGTTTTTAGCGGCCAGAAAAGATCGGGGCAAACTCAAAACCTTCGTTAATACCACTCTAGGGGAATCTTGGGAGGAAGATGAAAGCGAGAAGATAGAGCACACCGCTTTATTCTACCGCCGCGAGCACTACAAAGCCCCAGTACCTGAAGGAGTTGTGGTCCTCACCGCCGGGGTGGATACCCAAGATGATCGCTTCGAAATCCAAATTGATGGCTGGGGACCAGGGGAGGAGCGCTGGACTGTGGACTATATCCGGCTGTTTGGCGACCCATCAAGGCAGGGGATCTGGGACAAACTCCTGGAAGCCCTGAAGCGGTCTTATCTGCGGGAGGATAACACCATAATGAATATTCGCTTGGCCTGTCAGGATCATGGCGGTCACTACGCCGATGAGGTGAATAAATTCAGCAAACGGGCTTGGACCCGGTTTCTCATCCCCATTAAAGGCTCGAGCGTCTATGGCCGACCCGTCGCCACTTTCCCGCGTAAGCGCAACGATAAAGGGGTCTACCTCACCGCGGTGGGTACCGACACCGCCAAAGATCTCCTCTATCAGCGCCTGCTCATTCAGCAGCCCGGTCCTGGCTACTGGCACTGGCCAGTGCTTGATGCTTTCGATGAGGAATATTTCAAGCAGCTCACCAACGAGCAGCGGGAGCTTAAATGGGTCAAGGGCAAGCGGATGTTTATTTGGGACTCAAAAGGCAAACGACAAGAGCCGTGGGACTGCTCAGTTTACTCCTTGGCGGCCGTGCGCATTCTTCAGCAGCATTTTGGCTTGCGCCTGGAGACCCATCGGCCGATGGCTGGTCCTGTTGCTCACCCAAAGCCTAAGCCAGCTGCACCTATTGCTCATGGGAAATCGTTAGGATTATCTGAGTGGGCGAGTAAATTATGACGCCAAACTCGCAAATTGATGCGGCTGTGGAGCTGCGCCACCTCCTTGCGCAAGCCCTTGGGCAAGCCTTCAATCTTTCTGAAGCTGCCGCAATACCCATGGCTAACTTAATCGCCGATAAGCTCTTCGATCTAGCCGGAGGCAATGAGCTGTATATACCAAAAGTCGACAGAAAGCGGCGCAACACGGCTATTCGTCGAGAATTCAACGGCAAGAATCGCGCTGAAATATGTCAGCGTTACGGAATATCTAAGGCTCAACTCTACAACATAGTTAAATAGTCTAATTTTCCCCTAAAAATTAGACTCATCCATACGGACAATACCCAGGTATCACCTGGGAGATGTCCATGAGTACCACTGCTGACAGACTCGATAGATACCTAGCAGCCGAGGCGGAAGTGCTTGAATTCCAGTCGGCTTCCTTTGAAGGCCGAACCCTGACCAGAGCAAATCTGCCGGAAATCACCAAAAAAATCGAAGAGCTGGAAGCCAAGATAGCCGCTGAGAATGCCAGGGCTGTGAAGGCCCCGACGATTGGTGGGCTAAGCTATTCCGTGGCCCGGTTGGACGGCTGATGAATCTTCTGATTGAGCAACTCAAGCGCCACGAAGGCCTGCGGCTCAAGCCCTATCAGGATGCCGTGGGCAAGCTCACCATCGGCTATGGCCGTAATCTGGTCAATAGCGGTATCTGCGAGAGCGAGGCGGAAATGCTGCTCATCAACGATGTACTTCATCTGCGCCAACGCCTCACTGCCCACTCTTGGTTTTTGGTCATGAACGAGGCGCGCCAGGAAGCCCTTATCAACATGGCTTACAACTTGGGAATGGTTGGCCTACTTAAGTTTACCCAAATGATTGCCGCCTTAAACGCCCGCGATTACCCCCTTGCCGCTGATGAAATGCTGAATTCTCTTTGGGCGCGGCAAGTGGGCAGTCGGGCCGATGAGTTGGCCTTGCAGATGCGCGTGGGCTATTGGAGGGTTGCTTGAATCCCCTCGATAGTCTCATTGCTTTTTTCTCCCCACAATCGGGCCTTAAACGCCGGATGGCCCGTAATGCCCTGGCATATTACGAGGCTGCCAAACCTTCCAGGGTCCGCAAGTTTCACCGGGACACCGCCGGTCCCAACCGGCAAACCCAACAAGGAGCCGTGGCCCTACGCGCGCAAGCGCGGCACCTGGCGCAAAACCATGATCTTGCCCGTGGGGCCTTGCGTGTGCTGGTCAATAACATAGTCGGACCCAAGGGCATCGGGATTGAACCCCAGCCCCGACGGCCCGACGGCACCATTCACCGGGAATACGCGGATGCATTGCTGGAGGCCTGGCGGGATTGGATTCGGGTGCCTGAAGTCACCCGACGGCATCATTGGGCCAGGGTGCAGCGGCTCATGGTCCAGTCCTGGATCCGTGATGGAGAAGTATTTGCCCAAAAACTTTCCGGCCCCGTGCGCTTCCTCAATCACGGTACCCGTGTCCCTTTGTCCCTAGAGTTGTTCGAATCGGATCTGGTGCCCTTTGACTATCATGATGAGGCCCGATCTATCCGCCAGGGCGTGGAACTCAATACCTGGGGCCAGCCGGTTGCTTATTGGGTTTATAAGGGACATCCCAACGATGATAATGGGTTTCTGCCCACAGTACGGGATCTCAAGCGCATTCCGGCCGACCGACTCTTGCATCTCTCCCTGGTAGATCGGATTGGCCAAGTACGCGGCGTGTCCGAGCTCGCTTCCGTCATCACGCGCCTTGAGGATATCAAAGACTACGAAGAGTCTGAACGGGTCGCGGCCAAAATCGCGGCCATGCTCACCGGCTATGTGAAGCGCGGCACACCGGAACTCTACGATCCATCCATGCTGCCTCACGATGAAAACGGCCAGCCCTTACCTCGAGAGCTGGGATTACAGCCCGGCATGATTATTGATAATTTGGCATTGGGTGAGGAAATTGGTCTTATTGACACTAAACGGCCTAACCCGAATGTCATCACTTTCCGTCAAGGCCAGATCCGGGCCATCGCAGCCGGTATTGGCGCGTCTTATTCCTCTATCTCTCGGGATTACAACGGCACCTACTCGTCGCAAAGACAAGAGCTCGTTGAGCAATGGGTTCATTACGCTGTACTCACCGATGATTTCGTAGGTGTTTTCGTGCAGCCCGTGTGGGAGGAGTTCGTGAAAATTGCCGATATCTCCAAGGTGGTACCGACCCCTGATGATATCAAGTCTGGCACGGCAGATGATGCCGCTTATGTCGCTCAATCCATGCCCTGGATAGATCCGCTGAAAGAGGCTAATGGTTGGCTCACTCTGGTTCAAGCCGGGTTTGCCTCAGAGCCAGAGGTGATTCGCAAGCGAGGCGTCAATCCCCAAGATGTGATCGAGCAGATTGCCGAGTTTCGTAGGCAGGCCAAAGAGCGGGATCTTACTTTCTCATCCGATGCGGCAGCCGGAAGCCAAGCAAAGGCAGCCGCAAGCGATCCGGCCAGCGATGTCAACAGTCCAGGAGACCCACCAGAGGAACAGTCATGATTAACCCCTTTTCCATCAAAGCCCGCGCCGATAACGCCGCCGAGATCTACATCTACGGCGACATTGGCGAGTCCTGGTTTAGCGAATCGGTCACCGCCAGCCAGTTCGTGCGCGATCTTGCAGCCATTGACGCTGAGCGGATTGCCGTGCGGATTAACTCCTATGGCGGTTCGGTCACCGATGGGCTGGCTATCTATAACGCCCTCAAGCGCCATTCGGCTACGATAGAGGTCACCATCGACGGCATGGCCGCCTCAATTGCATCCTTGATTGCCATGGCGGGCAGCACGGTCACTATGGCCGAAAACGCCCTGCTAATGATTCATGCGCCGTGGACAGGCGTGGTGGGCAATGCAGTTGAGCTGCGCGAGATGGCGGATTTACTGGATAAATACGCTCAGAGCGCGGCTACCAGCTACGCAAAGAAAACTGCCCGTCCCATTGAGGAAATGACCGCCTTGCTCACCGATGGCGAGGATCACTGGTATTCCGCCGCAGAAGCCCTTGAGGCCGGTTTTATTGATGAAATCACCGACGCGCTACCCATTGCGGCTAGCTACCACAGGGAAGTTGCGCAACGTTACCCCTCATTTCCATCTACCTCCCGTTTAACCCAAGGAGTCAAACTTATGCCCGAGAAAGAACGCACTGCTTTTGAGCGCGCTATGAATATGCCGCTTAAAAAGGCGGAAGACGAACACCCTCCGATCCCTGAGCCTTCCCCTAGTTCTCAGCTTGACTCGGACGCCATTCGCGACCAGGCCATCCGAGCCGAGACCACGCGCCGGGCGGATATTAAAGCCAAATTCAAGGGCTTTGCTAGCCGTGAGGGGGTCTCTGATTTAGCCGAAACTTGCCTGGATGATCCAAGGTGCACGGTAAAGGAGGCCTGTGATCGCTTATTAGCGCATCTGGCTAAGGATGCCGAGCCTATTCAAGGGAGGCATGTGAGCGCCGGACTGGATGCCCGTGATAAATATCGCCTAGGGGCCAGCGCCATGCTCAGGGCCCGCGCAGGACTGCATGAACAGGGCCAGCGGATTGATCTGAGCGGCAACCAGTACCGAGGCTACAGCCTCACGGAACTGGCCCGCGCTTCGCTGGAGCAAGCCGGGGTGCGCACCGGCCACATGAGCAAAATGGAGCTGGTGGCAGCGGCCTTTACCCATACCTCCAGCGATTTCGGCAACCTCCTAGCCGATGTGGCCCAAAAGTCGCTCCTGAAAGGCTATGAGGAAGCGGAAGAAACCTTCCAAGCCTGGACGGCGACCGGCGAACTGCCCGATTTTAAACCGGCTAAACGCGTGGGGCTGGATAATTTTCCCGCCCTTTCCGTGGTGCCCGAGGGGGCCGAGTACACCTATGCCACGGTGGGCGATCGGGGTGAGACCATCCAGATTGCTACCTACGGCAAGATGTTCTCCATCACCCGACAGGCCATCATCAATGATGATCTGCGCGCCTTCACCACCATCCCGCGCAAGATGGGTATGGCGGCCATTCGCACTGTGGGCAACCTGGTCTATGCAGTACTGACCAGCAATCCCATCATGTCAGATGGCACGGCGCTTTTCCATGCCAATCACGGCAATCTCCTAACAGGAACGACGATTAATACCGCCAGCGTGGATGCCATGCGGGTGGCCATGGGGACCCAAAAAGATGGCGTCGGAGCCAACCTCAACATTGGCCTCAGCACTTTAATTGTGCCCAAAGCTTTGGAAGGGACCGCGCGGGTAGTGCAAACCAGTGAATTCGAGGTGGGATCCTCCAGCCGCAACAACACCACGCCCAATGCGGTGCGGGGGACTTTTGAGATCATCGCCGATGCCCGCCTTGATGCGAACTCCGCCACTGCCTGGTATGGGGTCGCCAATGCTTCTATCCATGATGTGGTTGAAGTAGCTTACCTTGAAGGCCAAGACCGCCCCTATCTGGAGCAGCAAGAAGGCTGGCAAGTGGATGGCGCGGCATTCAAAGTGCGGATTGATGCCGGGGTGAAAGCTCTCGATTTTCGCACCCTGGCGAAGAATCCAGGCGCTTAATAGGAGCACATCATGGCGAATAATTTTATCCAACCCGGCAATGTTATTGACTATACCGCTGGTGCTGATATCAGCACCGGTAGCGTGGTGAAAATGGGCAATATTCTGGGCGTTGCTTTAGCCGATATTGCTAACGGCGCCACCGGCTCCGTCCAAATTACTGGCGTTTTTACTTGCCCCAAAGTGAGCGCCGCGGTGATTAAGGCCGGCGAATCCCTCACTTGGGATGTTTCCGCCGGGGCCTTTGATGATAATGCAGCAACCCCAGCGACCGGGGATGTCACCGGCGCGCCCGCGGTGGCCTTTGCCGATGCGGGCGCGGGTGCAACCACCCTGCTGGTGAAGTTCACTGGCGTGCCAGGTGCGGTCACATAAATGAGCGAGGATAATTTTCATGCCCAAGTGCTCTCGCGCCTGGATGAACACGGGAATGAGATCCGCGCCATGCGGGGATTGGTGGAGCGACTAGTGCGAATTGAAGAGCGCCAGCAAACCCACACAGAAACTTTTTCAACTTTTGGCCGGCGAATCGAACGCCTAGAGGAGAAAGTTGAACAGGTAGAAAGCACTCACAGCTACTATTCGGTCTCCTTACGCTGGTTAGAGCGGTTGCTCTGGGCCCTATGCTCAGCAGGCGCCTGGATGATGAGCCAATGGGTCCACTTCAGTGTCTGAGTTCACCGGCATTATCCTCAAAGCCATGGGGCCGGTTATGAAGGTGTTTGGGGATCCCGTGACGGTCAAGAAAAAAGACGGCACGGAAGTCACGGTGCAGGCGGTCCGGAAACGGAATGTGGAGACCGTGGGCGAATACGGCCAGCGGCTGGATGTGCGGGACCAGTTATCGTTTCTCATTAACGACGTATCGGTTGAAGTCGGTGATCGGGTCGTCATTGACGGCGTTGAAAAGGAAATCGACGCCATTGATACGGATGATGGCCTGGTTCGCTCGGTATGGGTGCGCTGAGATGGCCATTACCTTCCAGCAGCAAGGCCTGACAGAGACTCTTCGCGCAGTCCGGCGGGTACCCGCAGTCTTAACCAAAGCCCGAGTAAAAGCGGTGAATTCGACCCTCAACGCCACTAAAAAGTTTACCGTCCAAGCGGTTTACGATGATGTGACGTTGAAAAAAGCCGACATTAACAAACAACTAAAGGTAGATAAGGCCACTCAGTCAAGAGTCAATGCGGTTTTAACTGCCAAGGCCCGACCTAGGTTGCTCGCCCGTTATAGCGCACGGATTAAGACCGTGCCGGTCAAGCACCCCAACCGCTCCAAAGGCTTTGCCAAGTATGGTATTCCCCCTGGCCGCAAGCTGGCCGGGGTGAGCGTGAAGGTAAAGCGCCATGGATCGCGGAAGATGATCAAGGGGTTTCTCATCGAACTTAAAGGCTCCCATGCCACCGGACTAGCCGTGCGTACCGGCCGGGGGATGGATGCCTACGAGGTAAAGTATGGCCCCTCAGTCTATCAAGTGGTCCGCTGGCATGAAGCCGATATCACCGCCTTTATCCACCAGGACTTGACCCGGACCTTGGGCGCTGAGCTATCCCAAGCCTTGGAGATACGGCCTCGATGAGCGCGCCCCTTTCCTTCCAAATCGCCCAGGCCCTCCAATCCCGCCTGGAAACCATTCTCACTGCTAACGGCTACCGCACGGAGGCGGGGCAGGATGTGGCCTTGGGGTGGCGGCATCAGGATAGCGCGTTCCCGCTGCCCAATCTGACCTTGGTGGAAACCAGCTATCAGATTTTGTCCGATGCCAAGCGAGGTGGGAATATTCGGGTGCAAATTGAATGGACTGTGGAAGGGCTCATGGAAATTGGGAGCAGCGCCCTGGAAACCCTTTACGCCATTGAGGCCGATATCCTCCGGGCTGTGCATACGCCCAATCCGGATCTGGATGGACTGATACGTAGCCTGCGCTATAGCGGCCGCACTTTACTAGGACCCCAAGAGGGTAGCCGTCTCACAGCGATCCAAATACGACTGCAAAGCGAACATGCCGAGCAATTGCCCTAAACAACCCTTTATCCACGTGAGGTAACCGAAATGTCAGGATTTTTAGGCTCAGGCGATTTGTATTTTAACCGCAAAGTCAGCGGTGTCGATCAGGGCTGGTTTCTACTTGGGAATGCCACCAAGTTTTCCATCAAAGAGGAATCGGACATCAAAGAGCGCAAGTCAAAGATGCGGGCCACCTATGGCCAAGTGCTGGACACCGTGCCCCTAAAAAAACCTGGGCAAATTAGCGTCACCCTAGATGACATTAACAAGGACAATCTGGCGTTGGCCTTTATGGGCATTGTCAGCGCCTACACCCAAGCGGCCAGCACCGCAACCGATGAGGCGGTGACTAGCGCCTTTGACCGTTATGTAGATTTGGCTCATCGCAATGTTTCCTCAGTTGTGGTGAAGGATAGTGCCGGCGTGACCACCTACACCGAGGGCACCGATTACGAGGTCAATACCCGTTTGGGGATGATTAAGGCGCTCTCCACCGGCACCATGACCGATGGCGAGGCCCTCAAGGTCAGCTACTCCTACGGGGCCATTGCGGGTAATCAGGTCCAAGGCGGGGCTGAGCCCTTAATTCGGGGCGCATTTCGACTCGATGGCCGTAACTTTGCCAATGACTCTCTGGTCATCGTCGATATCTGGGAAGCCACCCTAGCCCCAAGCAGTGAGTTTGACTTCCTGGCCGATGACTTTGCCCCTATTGAGATGGCTGGCTCTATGACGACCCCCACCGGCAAGTCCGAACCCTATGTGGTCAGAACCGATGTGGTGCTGAGCTAACGGCGCAGCACATAGCGGGTCATGCCATAGCCGATGAGGCAGAGGCCGCCAATGAGCCAACCGCCGATGATGAAATCCCCCCAATTCTCGGCGCTGCGCCCAAGGGCGATGAAGGCAATGAGCGCCGCACCGGTAAAGAAAAGCGCCCCTTCCGGGAAGCGCAACTGGGGGAATAAGCGCCTTGAGAAACGGCTGATTCCCCCCAGAACCAGTCCGATGAACAATAAAAGTGCAAGAGTGTACATAAATTATGGCCTCACGGGATGTTGAGTTTCATATTGGTGCCGATGTGGAAGGATTGCAAGGGCTGGAGACCCTGGCGCGGGAGCTTGCAGCCCTTGGCAATGAAGCGGGGGAGAGTGCCCCAGAGGTCGCCCGCCTCTCCGGGGAGTTGCAAGAGATTGGCTCCCAGCAGGGCCTCATCAATCAATTTCGCGCCCAGAGAGCCGCCCTTGAGCAGACCTCAACCGCCTTAAATGAGGCGCGAGAGCGAACCCAGCAGCTGGCCCTTGAGCTGCGCAATACCGAAAACCCTAGCCGTAGCCTGCAAAATCAATTCGAGCGGGCCCGGCGGGAGGTGCGTAATCTCGCTCAGGCGGAACAAAACCAACGCTTGGGGCTGCAACAGCTACGAGGAGCCCTGAGTGATGCGGGCATTTCCACCCGCAATCTTGCTGAGGATCAGGTCCGGCTCAATACCCGCTTGCGGGAGACCCAAGGGGAGGTGGCGACTCTGCGCGGCCGGTTGCAGCAGACGGGCAATGCAGGCGAGGACGCCGGAAGGCAGATAGAGCATGGTCTTAATCAGGCTTCCCGTGAAGCCGGCGGGCTTAGCGATGGGCTGCGTAATATCAGGGATAATCTGGTTGGCTTTTTTGCCGCAGATCAAGCCCTCGAACTGGCTAAGTCGTTGGCGGAGACGGCCGATCAATGGGCGCAGATCAACGATAAACTTCAATCGACAACCGAATCCCAAGAGGAATTTAATCAGGTTCAGGAAGCGCTTTTCCAAATCTCCCAGAACACCCGAACGGCTCTGGCCGCTAATGCAGCGTTCTATGCCAAAACGGACCAAGCCGTAAAAAATCTTGGGGGCAGCACCCAAGAGGCCTTGGATCTGACCGATGCTATTGCCAAATCCCTGAGAATCTCTGGCGCCTCTGCCGAGGAAGCGGCGCAGCTCCAGGACCAGCTCGCCGAGGCGCTGAACGAGGGCGCGCTAAGCGGAGATAAATTCAACGCAATAACGGGCGAGGGGGACCGACTACTTAAAGCCTTAGCCGATGGCCTAGGGGTACCCGTTGAGAAGCTCTCAGAACTCGCCGCCGCCGGGGAACTGACCTCCCAGCGGATCATAGGTGCGCTACTCTCACAAAATGAAGTGCTCGATAAAGAAACCGCTAAAATTCCCCTCACTGTCGGCGAGGCCCTGGAAAAGGTTGAAAACCAGTGGCTACGGCTGATTGGCACCCAAGACCAGGCTACCGGCGCTAGTCTGCAGGTTGCGGAGGCCATCAGCCTCTTTGCCGATAATCTGGACAAGGCCTTGGCTGCTGCCGTCACTGTGGGCAATACCGCCACGATTGTGACCCGCACCGTCACCGCAGCCATATTTGGGATTGCCGCCACCGTGGCCACTGCCCTGGATAGCCTGACTTTTGGCGCCGTGGATGCCATCCACAATCGCGCTCAGGCGCTACGGGAGACGACCGCCGCTATCGGTGCTGATATCGCCCAAGACTTCAAGGACATTGAGAACGCCTGGGAAGGCGTCGGTCAGGCGGCCCAAAAAACCAACCAAGAAATTGAGGCGGGGACTAATCAGGCCACTGACGGCCTCAACAAAGCCGCAGAAGCAGCCAAGCAGGCCAAATTCCAATTCGAGCCCCTGAAAACTGAGGCCACAGATCTTAGCAAAGCCCTACAAGCGCTAGGTATTGATGCCCAACAAGTGACCACGGGCATTCGCACCGAATTTAGCGCCTTAGTAACCTCCTTTGAGGAAGTGGCCACAGGCTTTAACGCCGGTAACCAGGTCATTGATTTGGCAGCCCAGAAACTGGCCCTCAGCGCCCAAAGCGCGCAGGAGGCCGCCCTAGTCCAGCAGACTCTAAAAGCTCAGCTAGATACGGGCAAGCTGAGCGCCGAGGGCTACGCCAAGGCCATCGAGCTGTTAGCTACCTACCTAGCTAACGAAGCCCTAGCCGCCATCAAAGCCGCCGAATCGGCCAAGGAACTCTCTGCATCGCTGGCCACTGCCACGCAACACTATCAAAACGGGCTGATTACCGCTGACCAATATCGTGAAGCCCAAATCGCGGTGCGGGATCGGATGAACGAGCTGAGCGGGGCCACCGATAAAGCTGCAACAGCCACAGAAAACCTTAAATCCAGCATGGAAGGCGGCAGGCAGGCCGCCGGGCAAATGTCCCAGGAATTGGAGAGAACCGCCAAAGCAGCCGATGAGGTTGCCCAAAGCTTCACCTCGCTTTTCCTCGTGCAGCGGGAGCAATTCCGGGCCGTGAGTGATGAGGCGGCGGCGACCTACGATCGAATGCTGGAGAAATCGAGCCGATTGCGGCAGAACACCACCGACTTTTTTGGAGCTTTGAAAGAGGCCACAGAAGCCACTCAGGATGAAATCGACCGCACCTCGACCCGATACGACTCCCTGATAGCCCAGCTGCAAAGCGGCAATGGCGTCACCGAGCAGTTCCTCAATAATGTGGCCAGCTCAACCAATGAATTCAATATTCTGGGCGAGCAAAAACTGGATGCGCTGCGTAGCGAAATTGACAGCGCCCGGCAAAAACTCCAGCAACTCCAAGACCAGGCCGAGCAAGCCCGCGAGTCTTTGGCCGGCATGGCTGATCAACTGCAAGATGAGCTCGACCAAATGGCAGGCAACCAGGAGGAGATCGAGAATCGTCGCTATCAAAAGCAACTCGCGCAAATCGCCGAGCTGGAGAAAGCGGGCGGGGAAGCCGCGCAGGCAGAGGCGGCCAGGGCAAGGGAGAATGCAGAACAACTACATAAAGAAAAGCTCGCCAACATCCAGAAAGAAAAAGAAGAAAAGCGCAAGGCAGATGAGGCACAAGCCCAGCGGGAGCAAGAGGCGCAGCAACGCCAGGAAGAAGAGCAACGCCAGCGCCAGGATGAGGCGAAACAAGAGGCGCAGCAACGCCAACAAGAGCAGCAAAAAGAAAGGGAGCAGGCCGAGGAAACACTGCCGGCGCCCAAGCCAGCCCCCACAAAAGCGCCTACCGAGGCGCAGAACCCGGCAACGCCACCGCCATCGGCAACTCAGGCCGCTAATGTGCCGCCAAAGCAGGTGACCAAGGTTATTCGGGTCGAGTTTGGCAACAATCGTTCCCTAGAGATACCGGCTGATCAAGAGGACAACCTCATTGGTTTTATTGAAATGCTAGAACGGGCCAAGCGGGTAACCTGATGACCATTACCTTAGATGCCCTCACATTACCTGAAGATCTGAGCTGGTCCGACGAGTACAGTTGGTCGCCAGTGGTGCAAAGCGCCGAATTTAGCCTGACGGGTGCCCTGATCATTGAGGAAGCCACCCGCCAAGCCGGGCGTCCGCTCACATTGCAATCCCCCGATGGCGGTGCCTGGACCTCGCGCACAACCGTTGATGCCCTGCGGGCCAAACTCTCGGCTAATACCAGCATGAGCTTGACCTTGCACGATGGCCGCCAGTTTACAGTCCGCTGGCGGCACTCGGAAACGCCCTTGGAAGCCGCGCCGGTCCTAGAGGGTTTGGCTGACCCCGATTCAGGCACCCTTTACAACCTCACCTTACGTTTTATGGAGCTGTAAATGCCCATTACCAAAGACAATATCAAGCTCCTTCAATCCCAGCGGATGACCGATTTTGATGACGGCGGCGGCCGGATGACTGGCACGGTCATTATTGACGGACAGAGCAATAACATCTTCCCTGATATCTCAGAACTCGACCGCACCTTTGGCCGAGTGAGTCTGCGCAAAACCTTCCCGGCGGTGCTGACCAATAGCACGGAGACCTACTTTGGCGCCCATCTTATCATTGAGCAGCCCCCCCAGGATGACAATATTGATGTGCTGCTCTTTAGCACGAAGGACTGGAATGATGTCCGCACCGGGGCGCGGGATACCATTGAGCGCTATGTGGCGGCAGGGCCCATAGGCCCCTGGTTTTTGTACGATACCCAAGTGACCGGCCAACGGCAAATCCTTCTGTTTTGCCGAACTGGCGTCTCCTTGCCCAGTGTGGGGGATGTGCTTTATCTCGTCGAAAACGAGGGGGCTGCCGGTGAATTCAGTCAATACGTGCGGGTGACAGAAGTGAGCCAAGAAACCCAAACCTTTACCGATGGCAACGGTGAATTTAACCGCCAAATCGCCACCTGTCAGCTCTCCGATCCGCTGCGGGAAACCTATCATGGAGCGGCTATCAACCGCTCCGACATTTTGACCCCCGCAGCAAAAGTACGCACCACCTTAGTGGCCGATGCCAGCAAATACTATGGGGTGAAGTCCGTCGTTCAGGCCGCCGCCACGGGCGCCACCCAACTACAGGTCAGTGCCATTTATGGGCAACTGGTGCCCTCAGCCCGATCGGAAACGCCCGTAGTGGATACGCCTCTGCCCATTAAGCCCGTGAGCATCACCTCGGGGCCTGAGACCTTCGACATCATTGGTCCCTCCCATACCCAAGCCATTGAAGTGACCCTCGGCAATCGGGCTTTTAGCTACGTGCGCTCCTTACGCCCTATTCCCGCACCGGGAAGGCTCGTGGTGGAATACCGGGCCCTAGGTCAGTGGCAACGCCTTGAGGATGACGGCAGTGGGATTCTCGATGGGGCCGGTTCCGGGTCGGTGAATTTCCAGACCGGCTCCGTGAGTGTGACCTTACAAGCTTTGCCAGATGTAGGCAGCCTGGTGCTCTTTACCTGGAGCACCGCTACCCATTACACCAACCGCGCCGGCATGACCCTCAACGATGTGCCCATCGCTCCCATCTCCCTCGGTGCGGGCGCCTCCCCAGGAAGCGTGAGTCTTTCCTGGCTCGTAGGAGGGGTGAGCAAAACCGCTACGGTGGCCGTCAACGGCACGATTAGCGGCGATGCTACCGGCTATTTTATCCATGGGACCGGCGATGGGTTTGTAAAATTCACCGCCTATCCCGATGCCAACAGCAAGCTCACCGCCACTTGGGATGAAGCGCCTAACCTTTTCACTGAGACCATCACCCCGGATACCTCAGGGGGGCAGGTCGCGTTTTTCCTCACCCATACCCCGATTAAACCGGGATCGATGGAAGTCTCCATTCGTCTGAAAGCCGACCTCTCCTATGAGCGGGTTAAAAAGGGCTATACCTACTCCTCTGCCGATGGGACCACGAGCATCCCTGCCGGCGCCACTATGGCCGTGAATATCCAGGCTCTCCAGTCCAATGAGCGCGGCTATTTGCTGGTCGATGATGGCCAAGGGGTCCTGAGTATGGAGGGCGGGGTTAATTACGCTACCGGCGGGGTGATTTTCAATACCGCTCCTACGCAAACCACCGAATCAAGCTTCTATCAGACGGAGGAGGGGAGCTGGACCCGATCATCAGCCACTATCAGCTTTGTGGGCAATATCGTGGCCACCTATGCCCAGGACTCCGGCACTCCCATTTCCAGGACCACTGAGACCACCTTACCGCCCCTAGTTTTTGATCTGCTGCCTGGCATCGCTGACAGTCTAGTTCCCGGTACCTTGCGCTTTACCTATGGGGGCAACAGTTACTCGGACCGCGATGGCGGTGGGGTGCTGTATTTAGCCGATGGCACCGTCGCCGGGACAGTGGATTATGCCAGCGCCATGGTTACGCTGACCGTATTTGGCGCCGGTTCAACCTTGGCGATTCAGTCCCTGGTGTCTACCTATGGCCAGTGGTATGGGGATGCATACTTTTTCCGCACCTCCGGCAGTCCCCTTCAACCAGGGTCTCTCATTATTAATGCCACCGCCCTGGATGGCACCGACCTAACCCAAGGCACCGATCTCAATGGCGTGATCGCTAGTGCCAATGCTACCGGCAAAGTGCAGCAGGAAATGGGCGTGGTGCAAATTGAGTTCGGCGCGTTAGTGGCCGACAGTAGCCTCACCCCAGAGGAGAAAACCGAACCCTGGTACGACCCCGCGGATGTAGACGGCAGCGGCAATATCTGGAAGCCGTTGTTCGTATTCCCCAACACCGTCCGCCACAATGAGGTGGTCTATAAATTTTTGCCCTTGGATGCGGATATTTTAGGACTGGACCCGGTGCGCCTGCCTTCTGATGGCCGGGTACCCATTTACCGCCCTGGCGATGTGGCGGTGGCCCATCATACCGGCCAAATCGTTGAAAATGCCCCCACTAACGGGCAGGTGATTGACACTGGCCGCACTCGCCTTGCCAAGGTCCGCATTGAGGATGCTAATGGCACGGTGATGCTTGAGGCCGACTATACGACAAATTTGGATGCGGGGACGGTCACTCTGGTCAATGTAGCCCCCTATACTGCACCGCTCACCCTTTTCCATACCATCGCTGATATGGCGATGATCTCCGATGTGCAGATTGACGGTACCCTCACTTTTACCCGTCAGCTCACTCACGATTTTCCAGCCAATGAGGCGCTGGTGTCTTCAGCCCTCATTATCGGCGATATGCAGGCCCGGTTTACCAACCTGTTTGACCAAGCCTCTTGGACCGGGGCGTGGTCCGATACGGTGATTGGCTCTCCCGCGACCGCCACCTTCAATGATGCCCAGCATCCGATTCAGGTGACCAATGACGGCGCTTTAACCGAGCGCTGGTACTGCCGATTTATCAGCACCACGGCAGTGGAAATCTTTGGGGAGAATGTAGGCGGCTTGCTGCTCTCAGGTCAAAACCAATGGGCCATTGCCAGTGACATTGCCCCCATTAATCCCGCTACCAACCAGCCCTATTTCACGATTCCGGCCACCGGTTGGGGCGCAGGCTGGGCCAATGGCAATGTGCTGCGGTTTAACACGATTGGCGCTAATTTCCCTCTGTGGATCGCCCGCTCTATTCAGCAATCACCAGGGTCTAGCGGCTCGGATAAATTTTGCATTCAAATTCGAGGAGATATTGATCAATGAGTTATCCGGTGAAATGGTTTCATAGTGATATGGTGGGGGCGCCGCAGCTTCAAATAAATGGGGGTAATTTGTTGCCAGGTACGCTGATCAGCGTACTGGATGCTTGTCTGCTCAATGGCTTTAACACCCAAGGGTTAGATAGCCTCACCTATAACAGCGGGACGAATGAAGCCATCGGGACGGTAGCAGCCGGGCATGGGTTTTTAAAGTACCAAGTGATCCTCATCGAGGGTGCTAATGAACCTGCCTTTAATGGTGAGCAGCGAGTGACTTTTGTGGATGCCACCACCTTTAAATTCACCCCCACGCAAACCCCGCCCGCCACTGCCACAGGGACCATTACTGCCAAGGCCGCGCCGCTCGGCTGGGCTAAGCCTTTCTCGGGTACCAATAAAGCGGTCTATCAGAGCACCGATCCGCTCTCCACAGGATTCTATTTGCGTGTGGATGATACCACCACGACAAAAGCAAAAGCTGTCTCCGGCTATGAATCCATGACCGATGTGGATACGGGTACCAACCCATTTGGCAGTTCGGGTTTCTTCTCCTTGACAAACCAAACCGCCTTCTACAAATGGGCCATAGTGGGAGATGGGCGGTTGTTTTATATATATTCTATGGGCAGCGGTTTATCCCAACAAAGTGGGCAGTCTGCTTTCGGTGATATCAATTCCTTCAAGCCTGCCGACGGCTATCATTGTGTATTGATACCAAATACCACAAATCCAAATTCGTATGCTAGCGCCAGTGATCTGCTCAGATACATGAATGCTACTTATTCCGGCAGGCGAATCGCACGCCAGTATGATGGCGTCACTTTAAACCCTGTAGTTAATTTATACGGAAGCAAAGCTAGTCTTTACGCCAACCCCAACCCCGCCGATGGCCAGTTTTATATTAATGAGAGCCCAATCATCGTTGACGATAGTGGTAGTGTCAGGGGAACACTTCCTGGTTTGTGCATTGCCTACAATACCTTAGATATTGGATTTAATATTATTGATAATGCCAGCAATTCTACCGATGTTTTTTTGGTGCTGCTTGTACAAGAAAATTCAGTGAAATTATCTCAATCGGCCTTCAACCTCACCGGAGCCTGGCGATGAGCACGGTCATCCTGAGCGGGAAACTGATCGTTAAGCGCACAGATCAGTATGGCGGCTCCAGCCGCATCTCTGGCACCGTGCGCCTCGAATCAACCCCAGCGGATACACGCCGAGTGGTGCTGATGGATAGACGCAATTTCTATGTGATTGCCGAGACCTGGACCGATGCCAATGGCACCTATGCTTTCGAGAATATTGCCTCGGGGACTTATTTGGTCGCCGGGCAAGATCTAGAGACTCACTATCATCCCGACATCGTCCGCGTGGATTCGGAGCCCATGCCATGACCCTAGCCGTCACCCTCACCGCCAAAGCGGCCCGCCTCACCGCCCTGCGAGATGCCATCGACACGGGCACGGGAACGGCGCAGCTCATTCTCTACAACGGTGTTCGTCCAGCGGCCGGCGGGACAGGAACCACAGTGCTCGCCACAGCGGATTTACCCGTACCTAGCTGCACGGTGTCCAATAACGTGCTAACCCTTTCCCTTCCTGACAGTATCAACGCCGCCGCAAACGGCACTGTCACTTGGGCCCGAGTCACTGACCGGGATGGCAACTGGATTATCGACATGGATGCCGCCGATGATCCCAACGCCGATTTGACCATTTCCCCCGCTAGCGTCTTCACCGGCGGGCTGATTAACTTCACCACCAAAACCCTAAGCGAGTAGTGGGTGGGTGACGGCGGATTTATGGCTTCAGAAGCGCTCTGCGGGCGATCTGCGTTTAGCGCGGGACCGGACGGGCGCCGATTTATGGCTACAAGACCGCTCTGCGGGCGATCTGCGTCTGGAACGGCCACCGGACCGAGCATTAGCCCTCCATGGCCTGTTACCCGGCATTCAGTCCCAGCTCGCCGCCGAGGGGGTTCACAGCGCCGAGCTGGATGGGGCGCTACCGCCGCTCCAATCCCAGCTCACAGCGGGATTTGCTGCCAAAGCAGCGTTGCAGGGGATGCTGCCTCAGCTCGCCAGTCAAATGGCAGTGGCTTACGACAATGCGGTATGGCGAGGTGTGGCGCATCAAGCCTGCGGGGTATGGCAGCCGGGGATAGGGCAGGCGCCCTCGACCTGTACCGCCTTTGCCGAGACTTCCCGGCTTCGCGCCGAGGCCTGCGCTCCTTGGCAGTTAGGGGCGCCACTTCGCCTCGATCAGGCCTCCTCCTTCGGCGCGCTATCGCCCCTAGCTGGCGTAGCCTGTGCCCCCACACAAGCGGGATTGCCACTGCTGGCTTTATCCTGTTTCTCGTGGTCGGATCTCACTCGGCAGCCTCTAGATCGCCGTGCCTTGTACCAACCTGCAGAACCTCTCCCAACGGAAGCCTGCCTAAACTGGATCGATCTGCTGCGCACGGCTCGTCCTTCCAAGTGCGGGCCTTACCAAGAGGCATCGCTTTTGGCGCAAGGCTGGTGCGGAGACTATACTCACGCCTTACGGGCCTGGTTGGATTACTGCGGGCCATGGGAGCAGGGGTGTATTCAATACGGCTGGGGCGGTCTCATTATCATTCCCGTGCCGCCACCACCGCCAGACCCCTGCCGCAATGCGGGCGAGGCCCACTTGGTACTGCGCCAGTTTCGGGACACCTCTACCCTTATTCTCCGAAAGTGCCTCCGCCAACCCGGCAGTCGCACCCGCACTATCCCCATTGCTAAGGTCTACTTTGTGAGTAACGATATCCATTTAATCCGCGTCTCTGATAGCCTAGAATTGCCGGTATTTAGCCTATCTCTTTCTATCGATGCCGATGCCTGGGGTTGGCAGTTCCATGCGGAGCTTCCGGCTGACCAGCTCGCTCACATCCAGGATGCTGCCGGACCAGTAGAAGTGGAAGCGCAAATCAATACCTATCAATGGCGTTTTCTCGTGGAGCAAATTCGCCGTAGCCGGTCCTTTGGCAAATCCCGAATTAGCCTTTCAGGCCGGAGTCTCGCCGCGCGGCTGGATGCCCCTTATGTCGGTCCGGTCAACCGGAAAAACACCCTTGACCTTAATGCCACGCAGATTCTAGATAACTTACTGACCGAAAACGGTGTGTCCATTGGCTGGACTGTGGATTGGCAACTGACAGATTGGCTGGTAAGCGCGGGCGCGTGGGCCCATGCGGGGACCTATTTAGCAGGGGTCAAGAAAGTGGCCGAAGCGGCGGGGGCGATTATCCAGGCCGACCGCACGAGCCAAACCTTACACCTGCTCCGCCGCTACCCCACGGCTCCTTGGGATTGGAGCACGGCCGGACCGGCCTATAGCGTCCCGGAGTCCATTATCACCACGGAGGGCGTGGAGTGGCTGGAAAAACCGCCTTATAACGCGGTTTATGTATCAGGGGAGAACCTGGGCGTACTGGGCCACGTGGTCCGCTCGGGTAGTGCGGGCGATTTACCCGCTCAGATGGTGACCGATCCGCTGATTACCGCCCAGGAGGCCGCCCGTCAGCGGGGAATTTCAATCCTGGCCGATACCGGCAAGCAGCAAACCTTGACCCTTGCCATGCCGTTGGCTCCGACTACCTACGGGATTGATCTTATGACCCCCACCATGCTCATTGAATACGGAAGCCCGGCCCTGCGGGGAATGGTCCGCTCTACCCGCATCGAGGCCAAATTGGGGAGCGTGCGCCAGAGTATTACCTTGGAGACCCATCCATGAGCGCCAATCCCTGGAAACGGTTAGAAAGCTTGCTTCCTCAAGACCCCCTGCTGGTGGGAAAGGTCATTTTGCACAATGCCGATGGCACCAGCACCGTAAGCCTGCCCGATGGCCGGGAAATTCGCGTGCGAGGGCAGGAGGTCACCATTGGGCAGAACGCCTTTATCCAAAGCGGCGAAATCAGTGGCCAGGCTCCCAATCTGCCGGTGGTGGAGATTACCGTTTAGTAGCATCGCCTACGATTCCCATCTTGATAGCTCCAGCACCATCCCTTAGCGCTTGGGTTGTACATGAGCCGAGGC